GGGAAAAGGTAGTGGTGCCGCAAGTGCGCTTGGTGATTCTATTGGCTTTCTTGCTAATAATCTTAGCACCATTGCAGATATTGCTATTGTTGGTGGTGTGGCAATGCTGACAAAAGCAATCCTCACTCAAACCGTTGCTACTTATGGCTCAATTACTGCATCAGTAGCACGTAGATCTACACTTCTTGCAGAACTAGCAGCTCAGGCAGCAGCAAGCACCGCGGAGGTTGCAAGAACCGGGGCAATAGCCCAATTTACTGCTATGCAACTTGTAGACGCAAAAGCTACAGCAGCACGAATGACAGGTATACAGCGTTTAGCTTATGTTCAAGCTACGGTTATTCCACTTGAGGCTAAGGCTACTCAAATGACCGCAGCCCATACTACTGCTACTGCCGCAGATACCGTGGTTCAAAATGCTAACAATGCAGCACGTTCCCGTGGCGCTATGTTACTTAGAATGATTGGCGGCCCAATTGGCTTAATCACCTTGGGCGTTGCAGGGTTAGCTGCTGGCTACATGTACCTTAAGAATCGCACAGCCGAAGCGAATGCAAAACTTGAAGAGCAGGGTAAAATTGCGCAAGAAACAGATGCAGAACTTAGAAAGCTATCAGGCAATGATAAGATTTCGGCAGTCCGTGATTTGACAGCAGCGTTTAATGCGCAAAATGAAACCTTAGCAAAATCCAAAGAATCAGTAGATGCGGTACTGTTTTCTATCCGCGCAGTATCCGTGGAGAATGAGGCGGCTCGAAAAGTAACTGAAGACGCTCGCAATGGTGTGATTAGTTATGACGAGGCTATCAAACGTCTTAATCAAATGGATATACCAACGGATCTGTATGACCAACTGAAGAAACAAGTTTTTCAGTATAACGAGAATGCAGAAAAAGCAGGAGAATCGCAGCGAGCGCTTAACGCATTAGGCAAGGCGGTCAAGCTAGCTGGAAACCTATTTCAGAATGCAGCAGTTGGTGTGGATGAAAACTCTAAAGCTCTTGATAAAAACGCAACGGCAGCGGAAAAAGCGGCCAAGGCTCAAGCTGAATTTAAGAAGTCTTTGTTTGATCGCGAGTTTAATGCAAGCTTAACCAAAGCAATGCTGGCTCAGGGCTATAACGCGGAACAAATTAACTTAATCTCGGAATATGCGTTAAAACTTCAAAAAGAAGGCAAGTCGATTACTGTAGAGCAAGTTCAATATTTACTGAAAATCAATAGCATTGAGGAGCAAAACAAAAAGGTTATTGAATCCAAAAACGCTGCTGAAAAAGAGCGAACCAAGGAACTTGAGAAGCAGCAGAAAGTTTTAACTGCAAGCTCAAAAGTCCAAGCCAATGCAGCCAAGTATAATTTTACTGGTCTTGAGTCTAAATACGGACTGCCAAGCGGCACATTATCAGCAATCCATGCAATTGAAACAGGGAATACTGGCAAGTCTAATCAGGTGAATAGCCAAACTGGTGCCACTGGCGGCTTTCAGTTTTTGGAAGGCACGGCTAAGCAGTATGGTGTCAAAGACCGCACGGATTTAGCTCAATCCGCTGAAGGTGCTGCAAAGTACATGTCATACCTCTTAAAACTCTTTAAGGGAGATTTGGAGAAGGCTGTACGCGCTTATCATGCTGGTGAAGGTAATGTCCAAAAAGGTAAGAATATTGGCAAGTACAATAATGATTACTGGCAGAAATTTAAGGGCTACACCGCTGGAACAAATGGATTTACGGCTGGCGATGTAGGCTCTAAAGACTGGGAGAAGCTGCTTGAAGAAGCCGCAAAAATGGCTGAGCAGCAAGCAGAGCTTCGCAAAAACCTAGAGCTTAATGTTGCTGATGAAGTAACTCGTATCCGCTCTAAGTTGGCAGACGACTTGCAGGAGATTGACAAAGCAGGTTATTCACCTGAGCGCGCCAAGGAAATCAAAGCTGAATACCAAGCTCGAGCTGACAATGATATTGCAATTGCTGAATACGCTTTAAAAACCAAGCTAGATGATTATGAGTCTTTCAGAAAGACCGAATCTCAATTATTGGAAGATAGTTTTAATGAACGAAAATTCTATGCTTCTCGTGATTTAGAGCTAACCAAAGAGCAGCGGGATAAAGCAGTTGCTTTGCTTGATGAGCAATTGAAGCAAGAGCAGGCATTAATCAAGCTTGCTTACGAAACTCGCTTATTCCAGCTACGCGAAAACCTTATGTCTGAAACCGCAGCCACACAAGAACGCTATCGCTTGGAACGTGAGCAGATTCTTCTAAACTCCAAGTTAAGCCAAGAGCAAAAACTGCGTGAAATTGCTTTAAGCAAGGCTTTGCAAGAGGAAGAAAATCGTAGACGCTTAAATAACGCAGTTCAGCAATGGGGTGGCATACAAGCTGAAATGAACGGTACTGGCGACCAGTATGGTTTAGAGCAGCAAAGGTTCAGCCGATATGATGCTTCTCAACAGGTGTTTGATGCGCAAATTGGTCAAGTGGAACAAGCTGCTCAAGACCCTAATGCCAACATGGAGGAACTTGCAGCACAACGTGAAGCAATTTGGCAGGCATACCATGATCGAATGACGGCTATTGAGTCGGATTATCAAGCATCATCGTATAGCCTTCAGCTTGGCTATGGTCAGCAAGTGACAGGCGCACTCTCGGGTATGTTTGGTGCAATGCTGGGTGAGTCATCATCGGCATATCGAGCTTTATATACGGCACAGCAATCATTCGCTCTTGCTCAAGCAGGTATGAACGTCTTGAAAGCCGCGTCTGATGCGTATGCAAATGAACCTGGTACAGTTTGGCAAAAAATGGGCGCTGCGGCTTTAGCGACAATTGAGTCAGGCACTTTTGTTACGATGATTCAAGCAGCCACCCCTAAAGGCTTCGCCAGCGGTGGCTACACAGGTCACGGTGGTAAATACGAGCCAGCAGGCGTCGTACATAAAGGCGAAGGTGTTTTAACCCAAGAGGAAATCAAGGCATTAGGTGGCCCACAAGGCTTTGAGGATTTGCGAAAGTCGATCCGTCGAGGTTATGCGACAGGTGGATTGGTTGCAGATACTCATCGTGTTGGTATGGGTGCTGTGAATGCGATTAATTCGGGTGGTGCAACTGTTGTTCAACCTAAAGTGGTTATTAATAATTACTCTTCTGAAAAAGTTGAAACTTCGACAAATCAGGATGGTGAATTAATGGTCACTATTGGTAAGATGCTAGATCAGAAAATTGATACTGGTGTAGATAGAGGTATTCAAAGAAATCTACGCCAAGGATATCCGTTAGCTAATGCAATAAAAGGGAGATAGGGTGTGCAAAAGAAAGTGACATTTAAAAGCAAAGATGGGGTGGCTAAAGAGTTTATTGCAAATATTACTGAGATTGATGCAACCCCGATAGGCGCCACAACAAGTCAATATCTTTACGCGGTAAAAAGTGTAGAGATTAATAATCAAACAGTAGGGCTGGATATGGATGATGGTTTCACAGACCCGATCTCCGGTCAGTATTTCATTGCACCTGATTTAAATTAAAAAATAGATTAAACAAAACCTCCTTCGGGAGGTTTTTTATTGGAAAAAATTCATGAGCAACGAAAAATTTACTTTCCCATGCGATCTAGAGGGCAGCTCAGATACTCAAAACTTCAATGTGTTATCTAGCAGATTCGGTGATGGGTATGAACAAAGCATCTCGGTTGGCATCAACAACCGAAAAGGCGAATGGGCCTATCAAAGAACTGGCTACAAGGATGAGATTATCGCAATTAAAGCCTTCTTTGATCGCCACAAAGGTGCCGACTCATTTTTATGGGATTCTCCTTTGGATGGCGAGGTGAGAGTTAAGACTGGAACTTCATACCAACCACGACAGGTTGGTGGATTGGTCTGGTCAATCTCCACCACATTCACCCAAGATTTTAAACCTTAAATTCAATCAACTTTATGCCCCACATGTTGGGGCTTTTTTGTGGGCGTAAATTATGGCTAAACAAACAATTAATCAAGGCACAGCACCTACTGGCGCAGGCGGGGATACGTTCCGAACAGGCTCGGCAAAACTGCAAGCGAATGACAATGAGCTTTATACGCATCTTGGGGCGGCCGACGGCACTCTCACTGTAGATAAAACCCGAGCCGCATTAGGAATTGATGCAAATAAAAGCGAACTCACAATCCTGATCAAAGACTCATTGCGTCAATCGGTAGAGGTAGCAAGCGGTGGATTGCAGACGGTTTTATACACGGCTAAAGGCCAGCCCACCTACATGAACATCATTCAAAAGTACGATATGAGTACGATTGATGCTTCATTAAGTGGTACACACCCGGCATTTATTGTGGACGGTGTGGAAAAGCCTGAAATCTTCATTGGGACATACCAGGGTCGAATCGTTAATGGTGAGTTGCTCAGTCTGCCAAACGTAGAACCAACGCACAGCACCAACTACACAAACTTTCTTGCAGCAGCACGAGCGTGTGGCAGTGGTCATCACTTGATCACAAATGCTGAATGGAGCGCCGTGGCCTTGCAATGCTACAAAGATAATAAACAGCCAATGGGTAATACATACTATGGCCGAAGCTCAGAAAATCCATTGCTGATCGGTCGCAGGGCGGACGGCTTAAATCCGGGTGATACATCTGGGTCAGCACGCACATTAACTGGGTCTGGCCCAGTTGAGTGGCGACACAACGGTAAAGAAAACGGCATTGCTGATTTATCCGGTAATGTATGGGAATGGAATTCTGGAATGCGTATTTTTAACGGTGAAATCCAGGTTATTGCAGACAATAATGCGTCAAAACTAGCGATTGATCTTGGTGCGGCTTCGACCGAATGGAAGGCAATTGATGGTGAAACTGGCAACCTGGTCACACCGAACGGCAGCGGAACCACAGCAGGCACAATCAAGTATGCTGATGGCGGCACAGCAGACTACACAATTAATGGGTCTAATTTTGGTGGTATCCGCAACTTATCAACAACCAAGCCTGTGACTGCGGCAGCTTTAGCTCGACTGAAAGCATTGTGCTTATATCCTCACATTGAAAATACCGCTTCATATAACGGTGATTACTTCGCCAAAACAATGACTGATGAGCGCCTTCCCTTCCGTGGCGGCCATTGGTACGACGCAGCCTATGCTGGCGTGTTCGCCTTGCGCTTGACTAACGCTCGTTCGTACACGTATACGAATCTCGGGGCGCGTCCAGCTTTCGTAAATCTGTAATCTGTCTTGTGTTATCTGTATGCGTGCGCGATAGCGCACGTTCTTAATTTTGTTTTGTAGAGATTTATTGTGTCTAGTGATTTATTAATCAGACAAAAATGCGAAGAAATGATTGCTTATGGCTATATCGCATTACGTCAATTTCCAAAATTTGAAAAGCATGTGCTTGCAGCAGAAATGAGGCAGGTCATGTGGGGGATATTGAGGTTGATTGTTGTTTGTAATAAGCGCTACCACAAAAAAACCACACTACAAGAGTTAGACGCAGAGCTAGACCTATTACGCGCTCAGGTTAGAATTTCAAAAGAATTAGGTTATCTTGATTTTAAGAAGTATGAACACTGGTCCAGACTGAACAATGAGATTGGCCGCATGGTAGGCGGCTGGATCAAAGTATTTGCCGTAGGCAAATAGGGGTGTGCGTTACAACGACGGTCCCTTCCCATCCGTGGCGGCAATTGGAACAACGCAGCCAATGCTGGCGTGTTCGCCTTGAACTTGAATAACGCTCGTTCGAACACGAATACGAATATCGGGGCGCGTCCAGCTCTTAGAGCGTGTCAGAAGCTTAATCCCTAATGGGGATTAGGACAGAACACTTTAAAAGGATGCACACTCCTTAGATGAAAATCTAAGAAACTAAACAGGCGGCATAGCTGAGTAGCAATTTGCGAAAACTTATGCCGCTTTTATTTTGAGATATACATGGCAATTACATACAACAATCTGTTTAGTCAGATTTACGACTTTGAAAATTTGTATAACGCATATTTGAAGGCCCGGCGCGGCAAGCGTGATCGGCGTGAGGTTTTAAAGTTTGAATTAAATCTGGAAGAAAACCTGATCCAGTTACAGAACGAATTGATCTGGGGAACGTACAAGACGGGTGAGTATCGAATTTTCAAAGTATACGAACCTAAAGAGCGCGATGTTGCAGCACTTCCATTTCGGGACAGGGTTGTACAACACGCTATTTTATTGGTTATTGAACCCATCTGGGAAAAACGATTTATTGACGACAGCTATGCCTGCCGAGTTAATAAAGGCACGCATGTTGGCGCAGATCAAGCACAGCGCATGATGCAAAAGGTACTAAGAAATCACGGTGTTTTGTACGCATTCAAGGCTGATATTTCAAAATTCTTCTACAGTATTGATCATGAGATTATGAAAAGCCTGATCAGAAAGAAAATATCATGCAAACAACTCCTTACCCTGATTGACGACATCATAGAATCATCTGGCGGTGGTGTCGGCATACCGATTGGCAATCTAACATCACAGCTATTTGCAAACATATACATGCACGAGCTGGATGAGTATGTCAAATACCGACTATGTGAGAAGCACTATCTGAGATATATGGATGACTTCTGTATCTTTCATCACAACAAGGATCACTTGCGTCATTTACGCATTGACGTAGAGCGATTCCTATTTGAGAAGCTAAAGCTCCAAACCAATGCAAAAACACAAATATTTCCAGTGTCCGTCAAGAACGGACGAGCATTGGACTTCCTTGGCTATCAAATGTGGCCCACTCATCGACGTGTAAGAAAAAGCTCAATTTCCAGAATTTACCGAAAAATAAGGTTTATGAAGAAACAGTACAGCGAGGGCAGAATTGAGGCAAAGCGCATCCAGGCATCCATTAACTCTTGGCTTGCACATGCTTCTCACGCAGACAGTCTAGGCTTGCGAAAATCAATACTCAACAAGGCTGTTTTTGTCAAACAAGAGGACAAGAACACAACCACTACTGTTTTATTACCCAAAATAGAGGATTTAACCTAATGCTTAAGCTTGTATCAAACCGAAACGGCGCAGAGATTCACCAGCTCGAAGTCACACAAGATGGATGCACAATTACACCCAATATGGATGGTGTTGTGGATCTAATCAAAGACCTCAATTGCGACAAGGGAAAGATCCTAAACGCACTATCGCAATTCAACCCTGATTACGTGTGGGCAGTCACCTACGAAAAACCGCCATTAAAACCACTAACACGCCGTCAATTCCGATTAGCACTTGTCATGAATGGCTTTGCTCTTGCTGATATTGAAGCGCTTATTAATCAAATCGAAGATGATATGCAGCGTCAAATTATTCAAATCGAATGGCAGGATGCTACGGTGTTTGAGCGAAATAATAGCAGCCTTTTCGTAATGGCAGCGCTGATGGGGTTATCTTCAGCTCAAATTGATGAGCTTTGGTCGCAAGCACTAACACTTTAATGGGGTTTTGATATGACATTAAACAGTGATTTTCAGAAACTGTATGTCGATGGCCTGATTACGCTGTTTGAACTGGATGCTCGTGCTTTAGGTGCGGGCATTTTACGTTTTCATGGCCACATTTCTTATGAAGATTGGGAGCGCATTTACAGCTATATCGGATCAGATGGAATGCTCGGGGACGAGGCTCAATTAATTGGTGAAGTGTTTGAAAACACTGAGTCAAAAACATGGTATCGCAACATCATTTGGCAAGGCGAAACTTTCGAGCCGATGGCTTTAGAGGTATCAGGTCTTGAGATGCGCTCAGATGGTAAAGCATCTGCACCCACTTTAAGCATGGCGAATAATGTTGGCGGGATTCAAGGCGCAATTTCAGCTTACTGCTTACAGTTTGGTGACTTCGCAGGGGCAAAGCTCAAGGTTATTACCACCTTAGCCAAGTATCTTGACGCTGAAAACTTTAGCTCTGGTAATGCCACAGCTAACCCAAGTGAGAAGCGGGAGCAAATTTGGTTCATTGAACAAAAGACTTCTGAAAATGCTCAGCAAGTGACGTTTGAACTTTCTAATCCAGTGGATTTTGAAGGGTTAAAAATACCAACACGACAAATCTCAAATTACTGCAACTGGGAATATCGAAGTGAAGAATGTGGCTACATCGGATCTGCAATGTTTACTGAAAAAGATGAACCAACAGACAATCCAGCTTTAGATCGATGTAACTACAGAACGTCAGGCTGTCGTTGTCGAGAGAATGAGCTTCATTTTGGTGGATTCCCTGCATCTTCAATGGTGTAAAAATGAAATTAAATAAAAAACTAAAAGCAGCGATTCTATCTCATGCTGAAGAATGTTTCCCCGCAGAATGTTGCGGGGTTATTGTTTCTGGTGAGTATATTCCATGCCGTAATGTCGCTGAAAAAGGTCAGTTTCAAATTCATCATGAAGACTTGGCACATGCTGAAGATCAAGGTGAAATTCAGGCCTATGTACATTCACATCCGAATGCTACAACACGTGCTTCGGATTTAGATTTACTACAAATTGAACTTCATGAAAAGCCTTGGGTGATCTGTGCTTGGCCTGAAATAGATTTCCAAGTCTATAAGCCATGTGGCTATAAAGCGCCACTCATTGGTCGTGATTACCACCATGGATACCAAGATTGCTATTCAATAATACGTGATTTTTATAATCGTGAATTAGGTATTCAGCTGATTGATTTCGAACGTAAAGACGATTGGTGGAGTGATAAAAACCACAAATCCCTTTATTTGGAAAATTTAGATGAAGCTGGATTTTATGAAGTTAGAGAACCTCAGTATGGTGACATGTTGGTG